CATAGCCAGCGATAAGCCCAGTCACCTTCTTCGTTTTGTTCAATCGCCTTGACCATAATCTCGTTACAGTCCGGGCAAATTGGTCTGGTATCTTTTGTCATCTCTCACTCACCTTTCGTAACTTCGTTATCTTCGCCGCCAGTTGCTTGCTCCAGTCCCCGCTCTCTGGCACTGGCTCACCCTCCGGCGGTTGTCCGGTTGGCGGTATAGTCCCATCCGGGTTCTTGTTCTGAGCTGCCGCCGCCGCCGCATCAGCCGCAGCCTTATCCGCAGCGTCTTTCTCATCCTGGTCTTTCTTCACCTGGGCCGCCTTCTCATCGGGCGTCAGGTCGGGACTGAATATCTCCTCGGTGTCACCGATACCGATGGTCTCAACTACCACCCGCATAAGCTGCTCAGCTATGCGCCCGGCAATAGGGTCTTGGATCAATCCACGGTCGTACATATCATTGAGACTGGTCGCGCTTTTCTGGATGTCATCGATAGCCACGTCGATCACGGCATCGGTACTCACGTCAACCGTGAAGTCCTTGATCTTCGCCCCGCCAAACTCGACCGCTGCTGTAAGTACATATTTTGCCATGTCCTGCCAGACGGAAGACCAGAATAACTGGTAACGGTTGAAAGCTCTTAAAGTGGGCATTTCCATAGCTGAAGCGGTCGCAAGTCGGAAAGACTCGCCCCGTCCGAACCAGTGCGGGAATGTGGCTGATGAAAGCGCAGCCTGGGCAAGTAGCGCGCTGCCGTCCGTCTGGGCATCACTCGCCCCCGTATTCAGCGGCAGGCGTTCAAGCGTTGCCGCCTTGTTCTCTACCCAAGTCGATCCTGCCGTTGGGCGTGGGTTGGTCTCGCTGCCCGCTCCGCTGGCTGCCAGGGATGACTGCAACTTCGTCGCTATCGCATCTATCGCCCGCTGTCCGCCTTCGGCAGAAACTTTATTGACGAACATACTGATGGCTCGTGCAACCGCTGCCCGATCCTGGAGGAAGTCGCGGTAAGCCACGATCCAGGGCATGCCGGTCGTTATCAGCGGCCAGCCGCGGTTACCGCGCCGGTTGTGCGCCACGAGCATCGCCCTTATCTGCGTTCCGTCGTCGCCAGCCAGAGTCCCATCGTCGGGAACAAGGGTGCTGGTTATTGCTCCGAATCCGTTCCCGGAATCGGTGGTCTCTAATTGAAGCATTTCATCTGTCACCCGCCAGTCCTGGTAATAAGTAACTTCTGCTGCGCCCTTGACTGTCACTTCTCGCCGGTAAAGTACAGGCGTGTTTGCATCCTCTGGTAGGGCAATCACGCCATCCTCGGTCTTGCCTTTGATCTGTTCGGTCGGCACGAGGCGTATCTTCGTCTTGCCGGTCTTCAGCTTGTCCGTAAAATAGACGTACATAAAATCGCCATCGTTCAAAAGCTGGATGGACTGGTTCTGGATCTCCCGCTGCCCAAGCACTACCGCATTCTCGTCGGAAGTCCAAAACTCTTTCCAGACTTCCTGCGCTGCCGGGTCACGTGGCGTAACCGTCACGTGCAGCCCAAACCCGAAGTCGGTCCAGACGTTGACGGAACGCTCTGAGATAACGTCATTATCGTAAAGTCGCCGGGCACTGTAAACCGTCCTGATTCTGTCCTCTTCCGTCGCTTTGTATTCCAGCATGTTAGCATTGGTCTGCAACTGGCGCATGAGCAGGTCGACGTAACGAGAGTCTAACTCAGCCAGGCGGCTGATGAGCCGTTCCGGTGGCAGGATACTCGGTCCCATCTTATACGCTTCCATGAAGATGCTTGCCGCTTCCATCGCCTGCTTCCGCTCCGGCGCAAGGAATACGTTGGTTAGTCGTTCTCTAATTGTTGGCATAGTCTGTCCTTTGCTCTCGTTACTGTATTATATCACACGACTGTTTATCAGTAGTCGCCGATGCGCGGCATCTGGAACTGCTCCACCGTGACCTGCTCCTCAGGCTGCGTCAACCAAGCAATGGCGTAACGAGCAGCATCGACCAGGTGAAAAGTCTCTTTATTCAATATCTCTTCGGTCGGCTGCCCGTTCACGATCTTGCGCTGATAACTGCCAATCTCAGATAGTAACCCGGCACAGCAGTCATGGATCATCAATCGGTTCTCATTGAGCAATTGTATCACCCTGTCAATCGTCGCCCACACATCCGAGATAGGCGGCTGCAAGAGCGGTATGCCCCAAGACGACCAGTCTACCCGCGCTTGCCGCTCTGAAGGCCCGCCGCCGATCCAGGCATGGATGGGTTCGGCTGCGCTCATCCCCATCGGGTGTCCCTGCTTATCATAACCGGACAACGCCAGGATGTTCTCGACGTGCTGCGGCGTGGTCAGGCCGAATGGCTCCGAGTATTCACGGTACGCATGAAGCATCTTGTTCGTTGGATCATATGCCAACCAGATAGCAGAGATGAACGCCCCAAACGGGTCAATACCCACCACTCGCGGCCACAGGCGCGGTATCGGGAACGACTCCACCTTGTGTAACTTCTCATCGAACGCCTCAAAGATCGCCCCTTCCGGTGCTACCCAGAGACCGTAGAACAACCGTTGCAGGTTTGCTCCTGTCAACCGACGCAGGACTTCCAACCGATCCATCCCACCTGGCGTTATCTCGCCCGTCACTGGGTCATATATCTCTGGGTTGTCACGATGCGTGACGTTGAGTAGCTTCAAGTGCCCAATGCGCGCCCGCGTCTTAATCCAGTGGGTAGGAGGTCCAGGGTTGCAGTCGCCACCCAGGAAGTGGAACGGCATGTTCCCGGCGCGTCCTGAGCAGTTGCCCAATAAGTGCTCCCAGTCCGTAAGCTGCAATTCTTCTGTTTGGTTGACGTAAATTCCATCCCGTTCACCTGACAGAACTTTACTGGCTTTATCCAGCCCGCCGATCCAGATTACCGATCCGTTGGGATAAATGTACTGCGACGGGTGCTTGTCGCCACCATAGAATTGGATCCCGTCAGATTCTTTGACGATCTTCTTTTGGTAAGTCAGGAGAACCGTTCCCGGCATACTGGAATATTCTTTGCGGATAATGGCAAGCTGGCAGCCTGGGTAATGCCATGCTATCTGATTCAGGTTGTAGAGCCAGGCGAGCGTCTTGCCACAGTCCCTGGGTGATGCAGTTACGCACTCCTGATAATGTTCTGTCTGAATTGTAGCATTATTCCCATAGAACTGGTACTGCTGACCGAAGTCGCCGCGCCTGACCTTCTCCTCCGCCTGCCTGCGCAGCCGCGCTTTCGCCAGAGCAGCTTCCATCATGAGACGGCGGGCAATGGGCGATAGCGGCAGCTCAGGCTTCGGGTTGGGTCGTTGGGTCAGGAGCATGGGTACTTTCTTCTTTTCGATTGACTAATACCATCCCATAATTATTGACGCCTTCTGGAATGACGACGCCCTCTTTCTTTATCAGCTTATTACCCTTGAATGGGCGATAATCTACCTGGTGCTGCCACCGCCCCCACTTACGGGTTATCTTTACTACATCCGGATGCTGCCGCTGTAACGATTGTGCCATGAGGAGGCGACCGTCTTTCTGTCCATCTAGTTTATAAAGGTCTTCTGTATTTCCACCCTTCACGGTCATAGTTCGGGCTTTTTTAGCTAAAAAGGTCTGAAATAATATTGTACACCATCCATCTTTTAATACCCGTAAAGATAAATCAGTATCCTCATTATATCGTCCCCGCCATCGATAGGGAATATCATTTTTTATCAAGATACAAGAATAAATTCGAGTATTCATCCTGAAAGGATTGTCTTTATATTTACTTTTGACGAACATATAATAATTCGGGCCGCCAATAGCTATGTTTTTATAACGATCTATGAAATCCTCCATAGCAGTAAAGATCGCCCCCGAATCAACTTTGACTTTGCTATTTCTATTCCATCTCCAAAAAGTATAGATATTATCATCAAGTATCCAGTGCCGTTCTGCTCCTATACTTATTGAATATTCCCAAATCCAATTACGAGCAGGAATTGATCCTAAACCAAGATTGCTAAATGGAAGTACTAATATTTTGTTCGGATCTATAACAGAGGCATAATTATCAAATTCCTGCGGCTCAATTACAATTTGATATGGAACTCCTATGTTTTCGAATACCTTACTAGTAAGACGAGATTCCCATCTCCCCTTAGAAATAATATAAACTGGATATTTAAGTATTACCATGATAAACTTCATCCCCATCATCATTTTGTTCAGCCTTGGGATACCAGATACTTCTTGTATTCTCCGTGACTATTTGCCCAATTAATTTAGAGAAATTATTCATATCTTCTATAGATTTAAAACTGACTTTTATTTGTTTGAGTGGCGATAAATCCTCATTCCCAAACTCCGGCATTCCTTTCCATTCTTCATTCGGGTCGTTCCCGTCGCTATTAAGACCTAATTCAAACGGTCTAAATCCCCACTCCAATAAATCCGGGATCTCAAAATTATTGGCAAGAATATCCCAGTCGAACGCCCCCACTGTCCCCTTACGCAGATAAATCACCAACTTCTTGCGTTCCTGCTCAGTCAACTCACGGGAAGAGACTCTAACGTCAACTTCGTAACCCATCCCGAACTTCCTGGATGCCCCCCATACAATTTGTCTTTGATGCCCATCTAGAATCTCGTTTGTCGGTGATACTGCAATCGTCTGAATTTGCCCGAACTCGGCCAGCGACTCCTCCAGCCGTTTCGCTTCGTCCTTCCCGATCTGCGCCGGGTTGATCGGCCATGGAATTAACTCAGATAGTTTTCGAGTCGAGTTTGTCCAACTTATCGCTTCCGTCATCCTTTACCTCTTCCTTGTCGCTCATCGCATGGTATGCGCTTTGCACCATCGTCTCGAATATCTCGGCAGGGTTGTAGCCAGCCGCCTTCAGCTCGCCCTCCCAGTCGTCCTTGAAGGCGTCCAGCCCGAACAGTTTGCGGATAGACTCCAGCGTAGTAACTACCAGTGACAGATACGCCGGGTTGCCGGTCTGCTTGTACTGAGTAACGATCTTCTCTGTACGCCCGCCCGGATACTTCTCTGTTGCCGGTAGCGTCTTCTCTACGATCTGGCCGCCGGTTTTCTTGCTCTCCTGCCACGCCTCGAACGCTTCCTTGACTACCAGGTGCAGTTGGTGAAGCTGGTATATCCGCTCCGCCTTCACCTTGTCGTCCAGGTGCTTGGTCGCTTCCCGAATCAGGTGAACCAGGTCATTATGGATCGTGACGTTCGAGACCGTGCCGATCTCTGTTGCTATGTCGCGTTCTGACTTGCCTTGAAGACGCAAGTCCCAGACCCGTTCACGGCGTGCTGTTCGTTGTGCCTTACCTGCTGCGTTATTTGGCATCGCTAAATTCCTCTGCTAATATCATAGCATATTCCCGCCGTTTTGACAACTTGCGCCAATGAGTTTGTAACGAGTTTCCAAAAACGCTTGACAAATGGATATAATCTGATATAATGTTTATGGATAGAGAGACCAACCAGAGATTACAGGAGAGTAAAATGAACACAATCACCACTAAACTACAGAAACAAATCAGCAACGGGAACTGGATCGACGTTGACGAAACCGAAGCCAACCGGATAGTTGAAATGGCTGCACAGAAA